CCGATATTCGCATCAGTAACATTTATAGTGTCAAAGTCTCCCAAATCAACTACTTGAGTTCCACTACCTCGCTTTACTAATGTTAATTCGTGTCCTGAAAACATGGCAGAAGCAATCGCCTAAGAATCTTTAAGATTATAAGAAGACCCATTTGGGAGCTTTATTACCGAAATATCGGCCATTTTATTTTCACCTCCTTGTGTTGTGATTTATAGAGGTTAAAGAGTAATATATGGATATGAAGAATTAGGAGTAGGATAATACTATGGGTGTGTGTCTGGTGTAATTAAAAATCGATCAGATAATATATCATCTATTGTGAGCGTATCACGATATTGATATGGAATGCGTTTGAGTGGCATTTCATTTTCGTATGCCCATTGATTTTTGTAGAGGTCGTGGTTAAGTGTTTTGATAAACTTTTCTTTGGTGTTCCATCCAGTATCATTAAATCCCTCATGCTATGGCCCATCGAATTCTAATAGAAAACAGTCTTCGGATGAAACGTAAAAATCGAACCTTGCTAAAGCATTAGTGTCAGGATAACGACAAGTTTCAAACTTCATTTGAGAAATATACGAATAATTATTTGTTTCTAAAATATTTTTGATATTTTGCTCTCCGATAGAATAATTAATACATCCACATGAAATAACGTCACCCGTCAATAAAGAGTTTGCTCTAGTAGTTATGTTTCCGCCACATTCGCAAGAACATTTCCAATATGTGCCACGAATTGTATCAGATAATTCTTCATCAACTTCAATGGCTGTTAATTTACCAAATTTTTGGTTTATTAAATCATTTCTTAAATGGTTAATACATCCGCATGATTTTGTATTGCCGGACTTTATATCGGATCCAGCCGCTATAAATATTTTACCACAATCACATTGACACCAAAAACGAGACTTATTATTTTTAGTATCACAATATGCTATAGGAGTTATATGATTATATTTATTACCCAATATAGTGTTCTTAAAATGATTATTACAATTAACACGAGCACCATTAATTAAATCTTTGTGACTAACATATAAGTACTCGCCACAATTACATTGGCAAAACCAGACTACACTATTAAATTCTCTATATTTTGTAGGATATAATGGCGTAATATTGCCAAAACATTGACCAGATATATCATCAATATTAATACATCCACAACTATTAACATGGCCATTTTGTAAATCATGAGCTGTACCAATTTTGTAATTACCGCAATCACATTTACACGCCCATGCGACTCTATCACCTTTATTTTTAACTCTAAACAAAGTTGTTAGCTTACCAAATTTCATACCAGTAATATCTTTTGCTTTACCCAATGGTATTTCCATTTTTTTTAATTCTTCATATGTATAATTCATATATTATTCTCCTTTTATTCAAAAAATAAGAGCCAACAATACGTCGGCTCAATTAGTTGTTTATATCATTAAGAAACAGTAACTGTCTTTTCGTCTCCAGTAAAACTACTATTAATATTACCAGTTGCGGTAGTTGTTCCTGATAATTGAACCTTAGTTCCGGTAAAGCTTCCGGAAAAAGTCGAAGGAACTGGAATATCCCCCGTGACAAGACGCACTCCCGTCCCGGCGAAACTTCCGGTTGCGCTTGTAATCCCCGTAGCAACGGTTGTATTACTTCCCTTTGTGGGAAGAGTACCCGCACTCCAGCCTAATGTAAGAGTTTCTCCCGAAACGGTAGACGTAAATTCGGGTAATGTCCCAACGGCAGTAATGGAATTTACCGTAGTCGTACTCGGAGTAACCGTTACCGTTACGTTGCCAGCCGGAGTATACGTGGCGGTTCCCGATGATGCCGGAGCAACTGTTGCGGTTTTATTTGTATTTCCGGTGCTATTAACCGTGACAGTTCCGGCGGGTTGATAATTACCGTTTGTATTCGCAGTACTTGTAATTGTAACTTGCGATTGTGTTCCGGTAAATGTACTTGACACCGATCCTGTCGGCGTAACTTTACCCGAAGCACTTGCTTTAAATGCTAATGATTTCAAACTTCCGGTCGAACCAAGCTCAGACCATTTTGAACCATTCCAAACAAATTCTTTCGGTGCGGAACCATTTGTTCCGGAAGTTCCGTAAATAACAAGATCACCTTGTTTCGGCGTAACATCTGCATTATCTATTTTGATCGGGCTTGTAGTCGCCCCATCCGTAAGAGCGGTAGTTGTTTGCCCAATAAAGTGCATACCGGCAGTTATTGAAGCTTTAATGTCGGTGATATCATTTCTCGCCTACGCATCTTTTATGTCATAGGTCGTTCCACTCGGAAGCGTAATCTGACTTATCAAGCTATTTGCCATAATTTATCTCCTTTCTTAACTTATAGTCATAACTAAACATTCGGGATTATTTTCATCAATCTCAGCACGGTTTTTGTTATTCCAAAACTCACGTTCAGCTTGTGTAATATGAACAACCCTGTCATTAACGTGGTCTAAAAATGTTTGCTCGTCAACCGTGGCATTCGGAAGATCGATTATATACGCATTTCCATCGCCGATTTTAAAACTCGGCACTTCATATGTAACACCGTCTTTAGTAATTGTCTTATAATCCGTTGTTACATACAAAACATTTGGCTGAGATGCAACCCTTCCAGAATTTTGCCACTCAGCTTTCGTTTTGGCAACCACAGTTAATTTCTAATTGATTCTTCCCGAAATTATATTATAAAATCTTTGCAATCCTTGTAAGTCTAAATAAGAGTTTGCCATAATAGTTCACCCCCTTAACTTAACAAGCTCTCAATTTCCATATTCGTAAGTGCATTAGTATTTCGCATATAACTTAAACTTAAATCTCTATTACCAGAAAGGACAATATTATCAATCATTGGTTTATTAATCAGCTATTCGTAATCATTTGCTGCAACCAAATCAATTAAATCAATCCATTCTGATTCACTCTCATATTTCCATTGAAGAATTCCATTATTATTTCTTAATTCAATTCTCTCACCTTTAAGAGTTTCTAACCATTCTTCTTCAGTGCCAGAAAATCCCTCAAGTACCGCAATGTCATAGGCACTATATCCACGAAGTGTAGTATTAGAAAGTTTTCCAACAAATCTTGTCGCATCAGAAACTAAACCAGATAAAATCTGAGGAGGTGAGAGAGTTCCAGTCATATTACTGGCTGTTGATAAAGTACCTTTTAATGACATAATTTATACCTCCATACCCTTATTCTACTTCATTAAGTATTTTTAATCGTCCACTTATGATAGTATCTACAATATTATCTCCGTATGTCAATTCTATATCATATACATAAATTGCTGGTTGTTCTAATTTTGCGGTATCTTCAGTATCAACTCGTAGAACTCTAGTATCAATTGGTATATCTTTATGAATAAGTACTTTTTTATCATTATAATCTTTCTTTACAGAAAATCTGAGTTTATCGGTTGGTGCTGGTTCATATACATTTCCGTCAGCATCAAGAATATCTATAGTAGTAATAAGTGTATCCGATCTAGTCATAAGAATTAAATTTTTATCCTACCTGATTTTTACCGACATATCAATCACCTCTCATTAAGAACCAGACTATGGTGTATTAGCTGTAATAGTATCGATTTCTCCATTGGTAATTGCTACCATATCAGTAGTCAACATATATCCAGATAAATCTACGTCCGTAGTACCAATCTTTTCATAATTATTATTATACCAAATATATTCATCATAAATATTTGGTGCAAGACCATTATTAGCTTTCAGGTAAATAACACCAGACTAACCAGTGGCTGGGAATGTGGTAATAACTTCATAAGAAATCCCCGTTACATCAGCAAGAGCGTCATTAATAGCTTGTGTAACTTGTGCAGAAGTTTGATATCCAGCATTATTAATAGCATTAACTCCGTCCTAAGCAGCCTATGCAGAAGCAAGAGCGCCATATACAGTTGCAGTCCCAGCAGGATCAAGAGAAGAACCTCTTACTAAATTTGCAGCACCAGCAGATTCAAACTAAGTAGTATTAGCATAAGCGGCAGATCCAAGTCCAGCCACAGAAATATCTCTGCCAT